CGCCAGTCTGATACACGAGGCAAAGGTACGAGTAACCGAGCATGTCAATCGCGTTGCCGTCCGTGTCAGTGCCGTTGATGGACTGAGGGGACAGGGCGTTGACGAACTTTACGTTTTGAAGGTCAATCATGGATGGTTTTCCTTGTTAGATCAGGTCGTCTTGAGGGCAGCGATGGGGCCAACGGTCGAGCCGCGCCCGTCACCGTGGATGTTGACGCAGAACCGCTCGATTGCGCGGAACGCCAACTGGTCCGAGGTGAAGTAGGGCGAGGGGTCTGCGGTGATGCGGAGGTCCGTGTGGACACCCAGCATCGAAGCAGCAGCGAAGTTGCCGTAGTACGCCCACGGAACGCCCGAGGACGGGGAGGTGATGGGCAGAACCTGAGTGAAGTACACCGGGTCGCCGTTGATCGACGCATTCGCGCCGTTCACGCCGGGGTTGGCAAGCGAGTACACCGAGATATCGATGTTCTTGTTACCGCCGCCAGCGTTCATCAGGCGACCGAACGTCTGGTAGAACGCCTGACGCGACATGGCCCACGAGGACTGCATGTACGGGTGGATGTTCTCGACCGAGCCGGGAGCAAGGGTCGCGTTCCCGATGACGTTTGCCGCCCACGTTGCACCGGCAGCGAGGTACGCACCTGCGGGCAGACCGTTGGCGAGGCCGGTCTGGTTGCCGTAGGTCGCGGACCCGTCACCGTTGAAGTACGCCTGATCCTCCGCGTACGCGAACGCCTCGGCAACGCTCTGGGTGAACTGGTCGGCAATCGAGACCGCCGAATCGTCCATCAGTTCGTTGCTGACCACCATCAGGGCCGCGAGTTTCCTCGGGACCAGCGTGATGAGGTCGTAGGTGTTATCCGACGCGGTGATCGTGCCGCCCTCGCCGGGGTAGTAGGTCGAGAGCAGGGCCGTCTTGCGGGGTCGACGCCATTCGTCCGTGCCGCTGAACCGCTGCACGTTGGCGAGTTTGCGGGCAACGCCGTACTGCTCGGTCAGCCAAACAACGTTGGCGTAGAACTGAGGCGCAACCAGCACGCCGGCCTGCGCGTTGTTCGTCTCGCTCGAAGCCTTGCCCACGATCGCAAGGTCGTTCTCGCGCTGGGGGTAGGTCAGGAAGCCCTTGAGGTTGTTGAACGCAAGGCGGAGGTACGCACCCGCGTACTCGGCCTGATCAACATCGGCGTAGACGGCCTTTTCCTTCTGGCCGTATGGCATGTGCGCCGTCGCCTTGATCTTCGCGGCGTAGTCCTTACGGGCCTGAACCCGCTTGGAGTCACCGACACCGACCGCCTTGTGGGTCACGGCCTCGGCTGCGGCCTTGCGGCTGGCGCGAAGAGCGGCCTCGGCGTTCTTTGCCTCAGGCTCGACCTCGACCTCAACCGCATCTGACTTCATAGCGTCGGGGCCAGTGACCTCGACCTCTTCGCCAGCGTCGGCAACAAAGGACAGCGTTACCTTCTTGCTGGTTGCGAACGCGGCCTTCACGTCGATGGGCTTGCCATCCTTGTCGTCAAGGGCAAGGTTCTCTTTCTTGAGCCAAGCCTCGATCTCGTCCAACTCAACAGCCCCGGTGTAACCGAGGCTCTTCAGACCTTCCATCAGTTGTTTGCGATTCATGGGATACTCCAAAGGAAAAGGTGATTTGCCCTTCTCGCTTCGGGTTCCCTCGCCCGCTCATGCGGGGTCTGGACCGTCTACGGGTTCCGGCTCGATACACACAATACTAGACACGCAACCATTAGATAGTCGCCCGCCTAGGTTGAGGCTCAATAGTAACACGCTTCGGACTTGGTGTTACAAGCCCGACCGTCTGACACTTGACGTTGCACGGCATGGCCGTAAACGATACCTCCAGCATCTTCCACTTGCGGACAACGCTTGACGCGCCGGGGTACATCAAGACCTCTTCTCGGGTCGGCTCGTCTACCAGCACGGGGATAAACCCAACCGACAAGCCCATACCGGCCTGCCGAATCCTCTCCATCAGGTCGTCACACCGTGGGTCTTTCAACTTGCGGTAGATGTGGATTCTGGCCTTCAGTCCGATGGGGTTCTGGGCGTTCGGGAACGGATTGACAAACCGCGCCGCACCGACATTCGACCCCATGTCGTATTCGTGGTCTACGAACACCTTTCGCTGACTTACGTGGTTGAAGTATGAAAGGTCAACCCCGCTCGGCAAGACAACCTCGGAGTCAAGGTCTACATCCACCGTCGTCATTACGACCTCAACGTCTGATTCCTCCTCGGACACCACAACGTCCTTGCAGTGGAAGCCCGCGATACCGACCGAATCGGTGTCCTTTAGCCCGTGCCTGCCGCGCATCTTCCTGACGATCTCGGTGTAGTTCATTCGTCTCCCTCCAGCACGGGCACAACGTCGCATTCACAGTTTGGATGCAACGGAGGCCCGTTCACCGCCGCGTAGTCGAGAACCATCGTTTGGCCTCCGGCCCTTAGCGTGTCGCCCTTGTCAAAGAAGTTATCATCGAGACCGATTGTGTCGTTCGCCTGCTCACCAACCTCTTTGCAGAACTCGCAGGCATCTGCGGATACCAGCCAACGCTTCCCGACCACAAGCCTGGTGTCCTTCCAAGCGTCGATATTGCCGGTGACGTACGCCCTTGCCGACTCGGTACGCGCGATCCGGTCAGCCGACACCCTGCTCATCTCGTCTATCCGCTCCCGTAGAACGCGGGACAGTTCCTGCGGTGATCCGCCTTCGTCGATGTGGGCGGTCAATGCTGAGCGGAGTTCGTCCCGAACCGTACCCGTGACCGTTCTGGCCAGTTTGGGCACGTAGTTGGCTACGAACCTACGAGCGGCCTCGTTGTCGATGCCGAACGCCCCAAGGTTCGCTCCGGGTATCTGCGTTGCCCCGTTTGTGTACCCGCCACCGAACGCCCGAACCAGCGGGCCGATCAACTCACGCGAGAACAGTTCCGCGGCCTTCTTTGGGTCAAACATCAACTCCGAACCCTCAGCCGATGCCGTCAGTTGCTCAAAGAACTGCCGGGCCGCGTCCGCTATCGCCTGCTCGTATATCCCGGTCGCAACCAGAGAAGCCTTCTTGTGTTTGCACTTGCACGCAATCTCGCCCTTACCAGCAACTACCATCATCCGGTGGTACACCACGTTCGGCTTAGCGCACTTCGCCAGCGGTTCGGGCTTCTTTTCCTCGCCCCCGCCGTCGCCAAACATGCCCCCGAACGGGTTGGCCTGAACGCCAACCATGTCGAGCGGAACACCGTTGAACCGCAGCGAATCCCCGTCTTCTACCGGGTCGAGTTTGCGAATCGCACGGGCCTCGTTGATTGTAATAATGGCGGCGGCAACGTCCGCGCGTGACTGCTCGTCAATGGTCTTCTGGTCTTCCGCGTTGGGGTTGTCGTAAGCGAACCAGTACCGCCCCGGTTCCATCCCGAAGGTCGGAAGCAGGTTTTCGGTTAGACGCTCACACAGCGAACTCATACGCGGAGCGATTGTCTGTGAAAGGTACTGGGCGCGGGCCTCAAACTCACGACCGCCTCCACCCAGCGAACTATCGCTCATCTCCATCAGGGCAAGCGGTACACCAAACGCATTCAGGATGGTCTTCTTCATCCTGTCGATGCCCTCGCCGTACTGCATTTCCTTTGGCGACCACTGGAGCGGGGTTACGACAAGATTGTCCCCGGTCGTGACAATCGGATTACCGGCCTTGCGCGGTCCCTGATGACGACGCTGGAGCATCGCGTGCATTTGCTTGACCTGATCCTCCGTCGATCCCTTCGGCAACTCAACCGCAAAGTCGGGCCGCGCCGAGTTGTTCCAGAACGACTGCTCGTAGACGATCGCACTGGCGTAAATATCCGCCTCGACCGTCGAGCCGTTCAGGCAGCCAACACCCATCCAAGGGTTCTGCGGGCTGGGGATGTGCTTGAACTGGACAACGTGCTGAGCGTCGATGGATTCCCGCTCGGCGTAGTTGCGGCCATAGCGGTAGCCCACGATGCCGGTGTCGTCAATCGTCGGAACGGTCCATTGCGGGTACAGCGTCAGCAGGTTCTTTGGCGGCGCCGTCTTGCCCGCATCGTGCTGCCAGTAAGCGTTACCGCAAATCTCAAGGAAGTAATGCGTGAGCCTGCGGAACTCGATACCGGTGTCGGAGTAGTTCGGGTTCGACAGCAAAGCCATCACCGGCGAATCCTCAACCTCGATAATGTCGTCCGCCTTGTCCGCGTAGGCCGCCGCCTTCCCCTTGACACCTCGCCGCAACCAGAGCCGGTCTGCAGACTTGACCTTTCGCCCCTTGCCTGAGTTCGTGTAGAGCCGGATCGGAACAGACGCGCAGTAGGTCGAGTTCAGGGCCGCGCAGATGTGGACGTACCCCGTCGCCCGCGCCAGCAGTTCGGCTTGGCTCGCGTTGTACGTATAGACCCGCTGGGCCTTGTCGTCCGGCGTGACCGTTGCTAAGAAGTACCCGCGTTCCTCGCTGTCAAGCGGCGGTCTCTTGATAAGACCCTTGAAACGCGCCATGAGTTCCGCGATGCCCATTTAGTTACTCATCGTCCTGACAACTGGCAAACGCACGCCTTATATCGGCGTAGTGCTTTTCAACACCGCTAGGTTCTATCCTAGTCCCGGTCTTGTTAGGTTCGCCCACGTAGACGATTGGGCGGGGACGCATCTGCAATCCATAGTTGGCAAGGCCGTAGGCACACACGCAGTCGTCCGTCATCCCGTCTGGCGCAGAGTACCGCACGCCCCTCGATGTGTACTCGTAGCCGAACTGCTCCAACTCCGACCTTATGATCGGTTCCGAAAACCGCGTTGATCCGCTTTGCAGCGCGACCGCTAGACCCTCAAAGAGCCTTTGTTTCGATGGCATCGAGAACAGATACCCCTCGACGTTCGGGCAGATTCGTTGTATCCCCTCGACAATTGGATCGCCTACGCCGGTCGAGTCGA